GTAGCTTTTCAGCCTCCTCCGCGCGGATCTGTTCACGCTCCTGCTCTTGTCTCTTGGCTTCCGCTTTTTCGTGCTCAGACTCCCGGGCTGTAATCAGGGCAGCAAGGTCAGCACTGGGCTTGGTGAGTAGCTGGTTGCGGTCATTGAACAAGAATGGGTGGGCAGCGCTGTCCAGTAGCTTCAGGTTGCCTCGGATCAACTCGGCGGTTTCATTGGCCTCGATTTTGGCCCGAGCGACTTCGTCGTCAGCAGCACTTTGCAGGGTGGCAACGGTGCGTTTACCTTTCATCGCGCCGTTAAAGTCGGTAGCAACCTGAGGCATATAGCGACCGCCGAGGCTTTCGTTCAATGCTTCGACATGTGCATCAACCTTGGCTCGGGCGCTCTGCGCAATTTCGACCTTAACTTCCTTTTTCCGCTCAGTGACCAGCTTGTTCAGCTCAAGGCGCTTGCCGCGCATTTCCTCGCGCAAGTGGTCCATGGTGCGGAACAGGTCGTCGATGCTCGCCGTCTTAGCCAGTGCCTGTTTTTTTACCGCCTCGATTTCTTTCTCAGCTTTATCCAGGAACTTCACCATGGTCTCTGCGTCGGCAAAGTCCTGGTCAGTCGTCAAGTCTGTGTTGATGGCTTGTATCCGGCCCAGTACAGCTTGCTGGTAGGTAGCCAAGTTGGTGCCCTGAACGTCGCCAGTGATGTCAGCAAAGAGCGCAGGGAAGTCCTCGACAGGTGTGCCGGTCGGCTCTGGCTTATACTCAGGTTTTTTGAAACCTTTCATATCCGCTTCGAATTGAGCCCAGCCAGCAAGCAGTGATTGGGCGTCGTCATGATCAAGTTCGGCCCACGTGGTGACGCACTTTTCTCTCGTGCCGTCAGAGACCATATACAGGCACTTTTCCGCACCGCTCACGAGAAGTTGCTGGACAACTTGCCAGTAGTCTTCGTCTGGAATATTGCCCTCGCGTACAGTAGCGGCCTTGGCCTCATTCCATTGCTTATGCTCCCAGATCACGTTTTCCATCATGGTCACGCCATCGAAGCTGGCAAGCAGGTAGCCGTCATCATCCACGGCGGTGGCCGGGTACAGCTCCTCGCCAACAATGGCCTCAGCGATTGGGCGGGCTTGGGCTTCTACTTTGTGGCCGTTGTCGAGAATATTCTCCTGCACCCAGTCGCTAAACTCCTGCTCGGTGCCGGTGGTCTTCATGTGCAGCAGTTCGTTGCGGGTCACCTTAGTGCTGGCACCCTTCATTACAGAGGCTTCAGAGGCGGTGAAATGGACGGCACGGGTGGCTTTCCACTCAGGGGAACCCTGTACAAGGTCAAGTATTTGCATCGTTCGGTGCTCCTATTTGAGTTTTAAGATGACGTCTTTCTGGTCTTCTGATAGTTCAGCTTTGCTGCTGACCATCTTCAGTATTTGCTCTGGTGATCGCTTCCCTGCTTGAACCAAGTCGCGCCAGGCCGGTAGGTTTTCGTCGAACTTCTCTTGGGGGTAGGGCTCCAGCTCGGCGCGCTCACCTATCTTTGCCACCCGCTCGAGGAAGCCCATCGCAGCCTGGTAGCGGGTTGCGTGGATTTCCTCAATCGAGTTCGCGCCAGCCTTAACGAGGAATTGCTCCTCTGTCAGGCCGGTGACATTCAGCGCTTTGCGCAGGGCGTCGACTTGCTTTGCGTTAACCAGGTCAGGTTCGCTTCCGGCACCATCGTCGTCTTGGTCGTAAGTCGCCATGCCCGTCGCAGCCAGCAAGGTATAACGCTGCAGATAGGTCACGGCCGACCCAACAGCCTGAATACTGTTCTTTCCGCCAGATTGATCTGGAGATCCGCAGAGCGTGACGGACTCGCTGTGCCCGGCCTCGTGTGTCAGCACACAGGTCACGCGAATACTGCCGGCGTCATTCTGGTTGGTATCCCAGCGGTAACTGATGCCTACTGCGCTGAGTGCCTTCCCGATGATCTGGCACACGTTGCCCAGCGTGGCGTGGTGATAGTCAGTGACGCCTTTCTGGGTTGAGAAATTAACGTGCTTGTCCTTCGTGATCTTCGGCGGGTCAGCCTTGAAAGCGTTCATGGCCGTAACGAAGGCTTTCTTCGCCTGGTTGGCTTCCCAACGCTCCTGCAGCGCCATCAACTTTTCCAGCTTGTCGATATCGGCGTTCTGTTCGACGGCGATTTGCAGCATCCGATCAGGGGTGATGGGTGACGCCACCTGAGTCTGCGCTACTTCTGCGACGGGTTTTGCTTCGCTCATTTCATCCTCCAATGACTGCCGTGTAGTGGTAGGCCCACAGCACGGCAGCGGTAATCAATATCGGTTTCATGCCGCGCTGGGGCCGTTGTCGTCGTGGTCAGCGGGCGGGGCGGTGGTGGTTCGCGGCTTGCGCTCTGTGCCCGACAGCGCCGGGAGAAAGCGCAACTTCTTGCCGCGCCGGGCCGCGAAGTCCTGAAGGTCGACGACTTTGGTTTCTCGGGGGAACTGAACAATCATGCTGCCTCCTCCAGTTGCCGGGTGATTTTGTCCATGATGCTGTTCATCGCTTCCGGAACGAGCAGGCCTGCTGCCAGCCAGTCGATGAAGATGCCGTTGTGCTCGCTCATAACGCTGAGCACGCGCACATAGCCACACTGGATGACGTAGGACACGGTGCAGGGAATCGTCTCGTCGATGTCGGCGTCTTCGCCCATGCACAGGTCGTAGTCGGTAAACTCAGGCATGGCCCCAGCCTGCGAGGCGATGTTGCAGCGGTAGGTCTCTGTAATCAGCCGCCCCATTTCGGCGTAATCGCCGCTCGACATGGCCTGCTGAAAGCGAACCGAGAATGTTGAGTTCGCCGTCATGGCCTGCAGCATGGTGCAGATGCTGCGAAGCTGATTGCGCGCCCCTTGCTCTGTTGGTGTCATGCCTTGCTCCCGTAATAAGCCCGCCACTTCTCTGCGCACCCACATGTCACCCAGCGCCAGGCGGCTTGCTCTTGGGTGATCCGCAGCGCCTTCGCCAGTCGGCGTATGCAGCGGCATTGTTGGGCGTTGTCGTTCATGTCTTGGTCCCAAAAACAGCCCCTAAACAGCAGGGGCAAGGCCTGGGGGGGTTAACCGATAATCAGCTCCAGCCGAGCGAGCTTGTCGTGCATTTTGCTCAGCAGCTCGGCGCGGCGGTCTCCGTCTCGCTCCAACTGCAAGAGCAATCCGTTGGCTACTGGCTCAGGTGCTTCTCCCGATTCTTTGTCGGAGCGAGCCCCATCAAGCAGGTCCACCAAGCGGCTGAGGCGGCTGTTAAATTCGACAAGCGGTGAGTTGTCCGATACCCGGCCAACCAACTGCTGTAGCTCGCTGGATTCCTTGATCCCGCCGCACGCTGTGTTCATCGCTGCTTCCATCTGCAAAGTCCTCAGTCTGTGTTGTCTTTCCACCCTCCCGGCTTGCTCTCGCTAGGGCCGGGGTCACACCGCTTTTACAAGCTGCTTTGGTGAGGCGCTTAACTCTCGGAGGTGCGTGGTGTTGGGTGAAATATGAACCAATAGTTCCTTTTAGTCAAGAACCATAAGTTCATTTTATTTGCTATACTCAACCCGCAGCCATCAAAAAGCCGGTGAGAATCGGGGGAAGGATGGGTGTGAAAGGAGTGCCACGGGGCAGGGTGCCCCCATACCCCGTGGGCTTTTAGAGGGGCAGGAAGAGGCCGCTTAGGATAATGGCGAGTTTGGTGAGCTCGGCAATGACCTTCGCGACATCGACCTTAACCTCAATGGTGAGTTTAGCTTTCATGGTTGATCCCCATGTTAGCGACTCAGCCGACTGAGCCATGAAGACTCGGGTATTTATACTGCCCTGCCGGACAGTCGGTGCTCACGATAACCGGTGTTGTGAGCCCATCAGGCCATTGGAGTCACAGAGGGTCTACTTGCAGTGGTCGCCCGTATTAACGTGCCGGCGTCGCACGAGCTGCAAGGTAAACTCGAGTGGCTCTTAAAGCCCTTAAGCCGCCGTACCAGGGCGACCACGGGGCTGGTGGCCCCTACACCGCAGCCAGGTTGGCGCCCAGCGCTCCTGACCTGCGGTGTTCTTCGATTATAGCAAGCCCGCTCAATGGCGGGCCGGGGGAAAGGGTAGGACATAAAAAAAGCCGCCTCGGTGGGCGGCATTGGGTGAGCAAAAATTCTCTATGCGGCTCGGCGAGCCGGGGGCTTTAGCTGTTCATCTCTCAGCGATTCTGTAACGCGTAATCCCTTAGAGGCAATCAGCAATTCCGTGCCAATGCGTTTGGTTTGCAGTGAGTAGTTAATATCAAAAGCGAACTGCCGGCGCGTTTTATACAGAGCCTGAATTTCAGGCACATTGTCGTAGGTCACTATCCACGGGTTCTCCAGTTGCAGAACCTGCGTTGCTACATCGGCATGGTCACCGGGGTTGTAGAAGCTGGTGTACAGCTTGCGGCCCTTGTTGAAGTAAGGGGGGTCTATGCAAAGAAAGGTGCTGTCGGGGTAGCGCGCCATTTCCTGCATAAACGCAATGGCGTCATTCCGATACAGGTGAATGCGATTACGGTATTTGGCAATTCGGCGAATGCGGCGTTCAAGATCGGGTTTGTTAAACCGGCAGTCCATCAAATAGTTGCCGGTTTGTTCCTTTCCGCCGATCACCCCAGCGCCTTGAATGATTCCCGAGCGATTTACGCGGTTGAGAAAGAAGGCAGCGAAACCCAGTTCCACCGGTTTACTGGCACTTGCCTTCTGCTGAATATGCTTTTGCTCGTGCCAGGTATCCATGTTTACTGGGGTGCTATACATAAGATCAATAAAGTCATCTGTGCGATCAAGCACCGCCTTCCAGAAACTCCACACAGAGGCATCGATATCGTTCAGATGAATTTCGCTAACGTAGCCGCCAAACAGTAGCGACAGCGCCAGCCCGCCGCCACCAGCATAAGGCTCGGCGTAGTCACAGCGCTCGAGTTTATTTAACTTCAGCAACTCAGCAACGAGTCCAAATATTGCTGATTTTCCGCCAGGGTAGCGGAGTGGGGAGCAGGGTTTGGCCATATAACCTCCGATACAATTTGGGCGAAAACTAGCACAGTTTTTAAAAACCGGCCAGCTTTACTGACTATGGGGTGGTTACTTGGCGCAGGCGTCTGCAAGCGCGATTAGCACGGGTAGCGTTGTTTCAAAATCATTGGCAATTTGCTCGCTATTCATCGCGGTAGACGTTTTGTGATGCTTCGTAGTGTTGCCAAAATCTGCAAGTCTCCCTATGGCATCACGTGCGGATTTGGTGTCTTTGTTGCTGGTGCCAAGGCCGAGCGCGGTCAATTTAGCCGCGTTGAGATATGAACTGAAGTCAGTGCTGCCGCGCCCGTCGAGCGCTGTGAGCGTTTCAATGAAGGACCATATTCCAACCGCAACGAGTGAGGTGTGATTAACCAGATTCACATCGCAGAGCGAATAGTAAAGCGTCTCTAGCTTTTGGCTCGGAATGACCTTGAGCTTATTGTGAAACTCTGGGTTGTAAGGGAGTTTAGACCGCTTGGTGGGCTTTTTCGGTTTAACGGGTGCCTTCTTGCCTGGCTTACTTTTCTTGGTTCCTCTGAGGCTGTGTTTTTCTGTTCGTTCAGTGCTGATATCAGAATCTGAAGTGATTTTTCGAGAATAGGCGATGATGTCTTCGGAATTTTTCCGCGAGTTAACTTCCCCTTGCTCGGAAATCAGGTCGGCAATAAAGACGCTGATCAGCTTGTCGGTGTCTTCTTTGGGGCGGGTGGTTTGTAGGGTGTTGGTGGCTGAGTCGAAACCCAATCCAATCGCTTCGCGGAATTCACGATTGCTCAAATACCGTTGAACAGTCGTTAGTTTTCGTTTGCGGTCTTCAGGGGAAATCAGGCTCTCTTCCTCTGCGTAATCGAGCAGTGCTTGTGAAAATGCGTTTTTGGCATCCCCGGAGAATCGTGATTTTTGCTCTGCGTTCCAGGGTTTCCGACCAATACCGCCTTGTAACCCGGAGTGAATGCGGTCAATCCATACTTTTGCATCGTCACGGTTTTTAAACGTCACCGCAGGGACTTTCTTGATTGTTGGGGCCTCTGCGCTTAGAGCGATAATTTTTTTCCGAATGTTGGCTGGCGCTAGGTCTGGGTCTTGCAGAAGTTTAATGGCGCACAGGCGGCGGTTGCCCTCAACGGCAATGTAAGTGGTTTTGCGCCCTCGTTTCTCAATAAGCACAGCAAAACTTTCAAGTGGGTTTATTCCATTTTCGGCAATGTCCTGTGCTAGCTGCAGCACATATTCGTCCTGGCATAGCTTCTCAATCGCCTCCTCCTGCGATTCCAGCGGCTCATGTCGAGGGTTGTTGGTATCCAGATAGATGGCTTCAACATCAATGTCGGTCGGCTTATTCATGCGATTTCCTTATTTGTCGGGTTAGCGTTCAGTCCTTCGAATTTTCCTTGAGGCCTACAAATCCAAATCAATCAGCGTGTCCGCCACGGCGTCCGCCTCGCTGACCCAAAACGCCCACCAGGGCTTGTACTCCCGGTAAGACAGCCAGAACTCGCGCTCCAGATTGTGGCGGCGGGCGAGGGTGAGGGCTTGATTTAAATCCATCATTCAAACCTCACATTCTTCCACCGAACGGAGTAAATTAGGGTTTTAGGATCGAGAAAACTGCTTATTTTGGGAAGAGGATAACAACCGGACCATTCATACCCTGGCTTGATAATTACATCGGTTGATCTGTCACGGTAAGAATAATCAACAAGCTCGCTGCTTCGTCCTGGCTGCTTAATCGACAGCCCCCAACTAGTGTTCAAAACTGTTCTTTTAGAGTCGTTCGATATTTTTGTGACAAGAGGATACGCGTCACCGCAACTCTCTGGGTCGTATCTAATCTCAATGGCTAGCTTGGCCCTCTGGGATTTTTCGTAATTGTCGTAAACGTAGGCGCCGCCGCCAACGATTAGCGCCAAGCCTACCGCCGCCAGCACCAATACTACTGACTGACGAGGGAAAACAATTAAAAGAATTAAGGCTACTGCCCCAAAAAACCAGACCATAAACCCTCCTTGTCTCTAATCGATTGATAGCGAAACTCCAGATCGGAGCTGGTTATTCCTATCGGACTCCAAATTGGAATCTGTCCGCCTCGAAATTTGTTACAAAAAGTTAATAAATTTAAGTTATTGAAATAAAACAACTTAAAAAATTTCGCTCAAAAAAGTGTGACGCAGTTCCGTTTTGTCCTACCGCGCTAAATTCGTTGCTTTAACGTATTCAGCATCAATCTTGTCGAGGGCATTTGTCGTTGAATACTGTAAATGTATCCAGTAGTATTTCTACCCTTGCTCCGATTCAAACGACCACATCGGGGAAACCGGAGCAGGGGAGGGATCCCATTATGGATAACAAAACTGATCCGCTTTTGGAGTTAACTGACCGGGAAGTCGAGATTTTCAATGACTATCTTGTCCGGCTTATCGATCATTCTCTGGGGTCAGGCCGGTCAGCATTTTCTCAACGGATTCCAGAAATTCCTCAGGAACTTTATCCAAAAGCTGGTGTGATCGGGCGCGCAATCCGCTCTCATTTATCAAAGGCGAGGTCATAGTGCCTTCGCCATCACCGAGCCAGGCTTTGGATACACCAAGTGTTTTGGCGAGTATGGCCATATTCTCTCTTGTCGGCATTGACTCACCATTGAGCCATTTGCCCGTGGCTTTTGCGCTGACACTGAAAGGTAGAGTTTCTTTAAGCCAAACAGCTCTTCCCCGATCTGCCGGGCAATCAGGGATAGTGTCGAGGGCTTGTTTTAGCCGCACTGAGAACGCGAGCCTTTCTGAATTTGTTGACTGAACCATGAGTTCAATTATCTCTGTGCTTGCAAGAACTGTCAGTTCCGCTCTAAAATGAACCGAAAGTTCATTAATGTTCTGAGGCGGAACCATGACCACTCCCCAAAGCAACCATATCTCGCTTGACGACGCAGTCCGCCGTGCAGGTGGCGCGCCAGCGGTGGCCAAGGCTTGCGGCAAAACGCCTCGCGCGATTTACAAATGGTTGGCCAACGGCACTCTGCCGCGCACTGACTTTACTGGCGAGACTAACTACGCCGACGTCATGGCCGAGCTCTCCTCAGCAGGGGCTGAGCCATATACATCCGAGGAGCTAATTACCTCACTGCGTCGCTCGTTTATCGCCGCCTAAATTTGGGACTTGCCCCGCTGGCCGGGGCTTTTTTTGTACCGAAATTCCTACAGGAAACTGCAGGAAACTAGAGGAAACAGAAAGTGCAGCAGATCACGCTGAATTTTGACGCAGGCCTCTCGGATGGCTATTCCAGCTGCCGTGAGTACGTCGCCAGCCGGATATATCGGCAGGGCAGGCCTCAGAAGGCGATTGCCGCTGATATGGACTACTCGCCATCCGATCTGTCGCGGAAGCTGGCGCAGTCTCCGGACGATTCCCGCCGCTTTACGCTGGACGACCTGGAGCGCTTTATCGACGTAACCGGCGACACGAGCCCGGTTCTTTACCTGGTGGAAAAATACCTGAGCAAGACGGACCGCATTGCCCAACTCGAGAAGGAACTTGAGCGACTCAGAGCGGTGGGATGATGGAAGGCTGGATTGCACTGCACAGAAAAATAAAAGAGCACTGGATTTTCGACGATTCAGACTTTCTGAAGTCTTGGGTGGCGATGCTCATGGATGCCAATCATGCCGACAAGAAACGCATGTTTAACGGCTCTCTCGTGACGATTTCTCGCGGGCAATTGCTGTTCGGACTTGAGGCATTTTCCGCTCAAAATAAGATCACAATTGCAAAGCTCCGTCGCCTCCTAAAAATGCTTGAAAATGAGGGGATGATCAACAGGCAAAAAACAAATAAATTCTCTTTAATAACAATAACTAACTACGACGACTACCAGAATGGCGACAGGCAAGACGCAGGCAAAGAAGCAGGCAAACAGCAAGCAAGCGACAGGCAAAGCAGCAAGCAAAAAACAACACCGGAACAATGTAAACAATTAAACAATACTAAAAACATACCTTCGGAATCCTCCGAAGGCGTGCCGGATGAAAATCCACCCGACGACTCCCCCCCTGAAAAACCCAAGCCCTCGAAACTCAAATTCAACGACGAGCACTACCAGCTCGCCGTGGAGCTGAGCTGCGCGAGCAAAGCCCGCTTTGGCAACGCCCTGAAGATCAAGCTCGACGAATGGGCCGATGCGATCCGCAGGCTCAACGAGCTAGACGGCCATTCCCTGCCGGAGATTGCCAGGCTCTGGCGGTGGATCGTCCAGCACGAGCGCGGGAATTTCTCTTGGGCCGACAACTGCCGAACCCCTATGAAACTCCGTCAGCGCAAGGACGGGATGCAGTATTTCGACATCATCCAAAACCAGATGACACGCGAGGTGCCCCATGCAGGCAATCAATCTCACTCAGGTGCAGGAAACGATCGACCAGCGAGACGGCCGAGCCTTGTCGAGCGCATGCAGCAAGGTGCAGAGAACCGCGTCCGAGGCGGGCGAGATTCGCCGGACTGCCGTGACGTTGACGGCGAAACTGTGGCCGAAAATGGGTTCCCTCTACGGGCATAAGTTCGCTGCGCAGTTTGGGGAGTCGCCCGACGATGGGTGGATCACTGCGCTTCAGGGGCTGGCGGGTCGCCAGATTGCCGATGGCCTGAACAAGTGCCTGGAGTGGTATCCGAACTGGCCTCCTGGCGCCGCTGCGTTTCGCGCCATGTGTTTGGGCAAGGACCCGCGCAACGTCGACAAGGACGGCCACGACGTGGAGTGGGAGCACAAGCTGATCGAAGCCCGAAACCGCGAGTTCAACGAGGAAATGCGGCGCCGCCGCCAATTGGATTTGGTGGATATCACCCGGAAAGAGCGGTCCCGCGAGGTCGGTGCCGAGACGTTGACCAATCTGAAAGCCATGTTCAAGGGGGTGTGATGTGAGAGCTGAGCAACTGAACGCGATACACCGCGCTGTGCACGAGAAGCCCGGCTGCCGGAACAGTGAAGTTTGCGAGCGCGTGGGAGTTGAGATTCCCCGCGGTAGCGAATTGCTTCGGGAGTTGGTTCGCCAGGAGCGACTGGAGCGCTACAAGCCAGAGGGGCACCCGTATTTCCTGTACCGCAGCATCGCTGTACCGCCGATGGATTTGAAATTTACGGCCACGCGAGAGCCGACCCCACCGGCGTTGCTTCTCGCGCGGTTGTGGCTGCCCGGCCACTTGGAGCTGAGCGCATGAATGCGTTTCGGGGTGTGGCGCTGGCTGTTGGAATCGAGCTTTGCGTGATCGCGGTGGTGTTGCTGGCGTGGGGTGTGTGATGGGGATGCGGCACCGGCTGGACAGCAGCAAGGCGATTGAGTCGCTGAACAATCTGGCGAGGCAGGCAATTATCGCTGGGAAGCCGATCATCGTTGACGTGGTGACCGAGAACAAAACCCAGCGGCAACGCCGGTACCAGTTCGGCTGGTTCTACGATCAGGCGGTTATCCAGCTTCAGGAGGCGGGCATTGCCATCGAGCGGGACGACGGCAGCCGCTACCCCTACGACGTTGAGATCCTGCACGAGGTGCTGAAGCAGAACGTGCTGCGCCCGCTGTACATGAAGTGGGGGAAGCGCGAGCGGATTACCGCGAAGGGCGGCAAGGTGCTGTTGCTGCCGGTCTCTACCGAGCGGGACAACGACGGCAAGACCATTTCGATCAAGGAATTCTCCGACTACATCAGCGAGTGCCGGCGGTTCCTTTGGGAGTGGAGGGAGATCGTTGTGCCGGAGCCAATGGACGGGGAGTACGCCAAATTCGCCGACGAGATGAGGCGGGCGGTATGAAGGTGATCAGCAACCAGCTGCGCCGGAGCGCGCAAGGCCAAGAGTGCACACTGAACATCCCCGGCGCCTGCCTGTATTCGCCCGACACCGTCGTGCTCTGCCACTTCCCAGACGAGTTTAACGGCATGGGCACCAAGGCCAGCGATGTCTCGGCAGGGTTCGGTTGCGACGGCTGCCACGCGGTGCTCGATGGCCGGGCCAATCACACGTCCCTCTCACGCGAGGACAGAGAGTTTTACATGCGCCGGTCGATGCTCCGAACGTGGAGCGTATGGATCGACCTTGGATTGATTCGAATTGCAGGAGCAAAGCCATGACCCCCATTTTTGCGATAGACCCTGGCAACCGGGAAAGCGCCTGGTGTGTGTACTACCCCGACACCCACACGCTGGGCAGTTTCGGCAAGGACAAAAACAGCGTTGTTCGCCAGGTGCTGATCGACTCCCGCCAATGGGAGCACCACTACGCGATCGAGATGATCGCCAGCTACGGCATGCCAGTGGGTGCTGACGTATTCAACACTTGCCTGTGGGCGGGGCGGTTCCTCGAGGTGATCGAGCGCAGCGGCCACAGCGCAGAACTGGTTTACCGGAAGGCGGTGAAGCTGGAGCTGTGCGGCACCCACAAGGCCAAGGACAGCAATATTCGGCAAAGCATCCTCGACCGCTTCCCGGCAACGGGTGGTGGCGCCGTACCCCAGCAGGGCACCAAGGCCGCACCGGGGCCACTCTACGGGGTGAGCAAAGACGTGTGGGCAGCCCTCGCCGTAGCGCTGACATACCACGCGAAACAGCAAGAGCTGGAGAGAGCTGCCTGATGCCGAAAGTCATAGAGCCCACGCCAATACAAATTCGGAACTGCAAATCGCTCGGATGGGAATACCTCGGCGACGGTCTTTTCGGGAAAGACGGCATGATCGGCTGGTTCAGCGACAGGGGTTTTGAGAAGGAGTAGTGCATGAACATACTTGCCAGTGAACACGAATTCGACGAAGGGGATGCGCGCCGGGTTGCACGATTCGGTCTCGGATGCAGCGAACCCCATGCACACTCGCCCATCGCGGAGATGCAAACAAAAAACGCGCCGGGAGAGATGAAGCTGAGTGCACCAAAATCGCCGTACATCATTCACGCATCGGCCACTCGCCGGGCGCAGTATTCTCAGCCACTGATCAACGACCACGATTTCTCCAGAAGCCGAATAGCAAAAACGATTTATTCTCTGCCACACCCCATGCCTTCGGCGATCGCTTGGCGCTGTCATGTAGACAGGCATGCCAGGCAGCAAGCTGGACGTCGTCTGGCGAACTACGTTGCTGAACTATTCTCTGACCGGTCGCGAAAAGTCGAATTGCGCGCCAGCAGCATGGCTCATGCTATCGTTGCCCCCGGTGGCATCGCCCGTCCGTGGGAGCTTCCTTGGATCAATCTGTCGCAGGGTGCGTGGCGGGATTCCGGTGAGCGTCGAACGTGGAACGAAGTAGAGCGAGAGATATTCGCGCTAGAGAGTGACGCTCTGAGGGTGCTTTTTGAGATGGTCGGGGCGTGAACGCCAAATCCATTGACTTTCACCCCGTAGGGGTAGAATATCGAAATCACTGATCTGATGGGCGAATGCGCCCAGAAACTAAGAACCCGCCATTGCGCGGGTTTTTTATTGCCTGAAATTCCAAGCCGAAATGACGTAGGACCGGCAAGGAACGACTGCCCAGCAACGGCGGTTATGTTATCCACAAGAGTCCTCGGTGGGATTGGCGACCCCTTTGCAACTCAGTAGCCTCACAGTGACCACACCCCCACCTGCCCCGTACCCCGGGGCTTTTTTGTTTCTGGTGATTTATGCCTGGCGACCTGACTGAACACTTCAGCCGGATTGAGTTTCGGTGCAAGTGTGGAAAGTGCGATTTCGATACCGTCGACGCTGGGCTGGTGTTGATGCTGGAGAAAATCCGGCGGCACTTTAATCGCCCAGTGACCATCACGTCAGCTTGCCGGTGTGCTCGGCACAATCAGGCAGTGGGCGGCAGCACCAGAAGCCAGCACCTGTATGGTCGCGCGGCAGATATCACCGTGGCGGGAACTCAACCGGCGGATGTTGCTGATTTCGCTGAAACGCTGAATCCCGGTGGCCTTGGCCGCTATGCCACGTTTACCCATATCGATAGCCGGACGATTGGCCCGGCAAGGTGGAACGGATGAATCCATTATTTCTGCAAGTCCTAGCACCCCTGCTGCAGTACCTGCCTGACCTGGCAGAGGCGGGAAAGATCGTCTTCGACAAAGACACTCGCAAAGACAACGCTGGCAGCAAGAGCACTGCCGTTGCCAAAGCTGGGCTGGGTGCCGCGACTGTCATGCTCTTTGACCCGGATACACCGCCTGAAGTGTTGATAGCGACGCTGCTGGCTTCGCTGGCATTGTACTTTTACCGACGCAAGGTTAAGCGCTGATGGCGCCAGACAAGGCATCAACAGCAGCAAGCTATACCGCATCAGCAGTTACCACGCTGGCAGGGCTCACGATAAACGAGTGGGTTGCTATTGGTGGCTTGTTAATCGGTGTAGCCACGTTCCTGACAAACCTGTGGTATCGCCGGGAGCAGCTGAAGATTCAGCGAGAAACTGGCTTATCGCCAAGGGACTGACATGGCCGCCAGAATTGTAAAAGCATCCAACGGTCGATATTCGGTTGTTGGTGGCGCGGAGCGTGACGGCCGACCGGTAATCTTCAAAGACGAGCAAGACGATATCGCGGTGACGATGGACTGGTCCCGGGTGCTGGGATCAGCAACCATTTCCAGTGCAGCAATCACCGGCAGCGGCATTAGCTTCGACAATCTCGCTAACACCACTACCCAAGTGAGCTTCAATGTTTACGGCAAGCCTCGCTGCGGCGCCAAGCTGGTTGTACTGGTAACGCTCAGCGACGGCCAGACAATGACAGACCGCATCAGTGTGGTTGAGAGGGATTTGTGAGTAAGCTCACCCCGAAGCAGGAGCTATTTTGCCGGGAATACCTGGTTGATCTAAATGCAACTCAGGCCGCAATTCGCGCCGGTTACAGCAAAAAAACAGCCAAGTCGCAAGGTCAGCGACTGTTGACCAATGTTGACGTACAGGCATTTATCCAGAAGCTGATGGATGCTCGAGCACAGCGCACGGAAATCACCGCAGATCGGGTGATAGAGCAGCTTGGACGCGTAGCATTTGGCGATCTCCGCTCTGTGTTCGATGGTACCCGCCTGATGGTTCCTGAAGAGTGGTCAGATGATGCGGCCGCACTTATTGCTGGGCTTGAGGTAAACACCTTGGAGAAAGGTGAGGGCGAGGTGGAGTATGTTGCCAAGATTCGCAGCGCTGATCGCCTCAAAGCCCTCGAGCTTTTGGGCAAGCACTTCAAACTATTTACTGAGAAAGTGGAGGCCACCGGCAAGGATGGTGCTCCACTCGTTCCGGTGCTGAATGTCACAATCGGGCGAGCTGAATCTTAACCTCCACGAGAAGCAAGGCGAGGCGCTAAACACGCCAGCGACTGAGCTTCTGTATGGAGGTGCGGCAGGTGGTGGCAAAAGCCATTTGATGCGGATAGCGGCCATCATTTGGTGCTCGATGATCCCCGGCCTGCAGGTCTATATCTTCCGTCGAATACGGGAAGACCTGGTTAAGAACCACATCGAGGGACCGAAAGGCTTTCGCGCTGTGCTTGCGCCATGGGTTCTCAGCGGGTTTGTGAGCATCGTTGAGGACGAGATCAGGTTCTGGAACGGTAGCAAGATTTACCTCTGCCACTGCAAAGACGAAAAAGATCGGTTCAAGTACCAGGGCGCCGAGATCCATGTCTTGCTCATGGATGAATTGACCCACTTCACCGAGGTGATTTATCGGTTTCTTAGGGGCCGCGTTCGCGCGGTAGGTCTTCCGGAGCTGCCGGAGCAATACAAAGGTATGTTCCCTCGCATTCTTTGCGGCAGTAACCCCGGGAATATTGGACATCACTGGGTTAAATCATCATTCGTTGACCTCTGCCGCGACGGCAAAATTCAGCGCATGACCGACCAGGAAGGCGGCATGCTCAGGCAGTACATCCCCGCGAAGCTCAGCGACAACCCGAGCATGGCCCTTGATGACCCTGGATACAGGGCGCGCCTTCGTGGGCTTGGGAGCGCGGCGCTTGTTCGCGCCATGGAAGATGGCGACTGGGACATTATTGACGGCGCCTTCTTCGATTGCTGGGATACCAAAAAGCACGTTCTGCAACCTTTCACGATTCCCAAGCACTGGCTGAAGTTCCGGGCATTCGACTGGGGTTCGGCAAAGCCGTTTTCCGTCGGCTGGTGGGCGGTTGCTGCGGACAGCTATCAGCATGGCGACCGGGTGATTCCGCGCGGCGCCCTTGTTCGGTACCGGGAGTGGTATGGCTGCCAAGAGGGTAAGCCAAACACCGGTCTCAAGCTGACCGCTGAACAGGTCGCCATGGGCATCTGCGAGCGAGAAACCGAGGAAATTGATTACTCGGTCGCTGACCCGGCGATATTCGCTGAGGACGGCGGGCCATCCATCGCCGAAAGAATGGGCGCCAAGGAAATCTACTGGAAGCCAGCTGACAACAAGCGGGTGGCAGGCTCGGGCCACGTTGGCGGCTGGGACCAGATGCGCGGTCGCCTCGTTGGCGAAGATGAAAAGCCGATGATTTATTGCTTCTCGACCTGCACCCACAGCATCCGAACGATTCCGTCGCTGCAACACGACCCCAACAAGGCGGAAGACCTCGACACTAACAGCGAGGACCACGCCGCTGATGAATGGCGCTATGCGTGTATGTCCAGGCCATGGTTGCCGACCGGTGAATCTGAACGCAAACCCCGAGACCGCTGGGACAAAGCCTTTGGCGATGATGAAGATGACGATAACTGGAAAACTGCATGAAGACTGATTCCGACAAACTGACGCGCCTGGTGCGTTACTTCGAAGAGACGGAGTACAACACCCAAGAAGCGCGCCAGAATGCCGAGCGGGATCGTGATTACTTCGATGGTCATCAGTGGTCTGCCGATGAAATTGCCGAGCTGAAGCGTCGCAAGCAGCCGGTCATTGTCATCAACCGCATCCGCCGATTGATCAATTTCCTGAAAGGCCTCGAGTCTCAAGGTGCCACTGATCCGAAGGCCTTCCCCCGCACGCCAAAGGATGAGGGCGGCGCGCACGCTGCTACAGATGCGCTGCGGTATGTCGAGGAGAAAGAAAACCTCGATGCCAAACTGGAGAAGTGCTGGGAAGAGTTCTTGATCGAGGGCTCATGCGCGGTAGAGGTTACCGTCGAGCCGCGCGGCAATGACTACGACATCGTCGTGAAGCGTTGGGCCTGGGATCGGTCATTCATTGATATCCATTCGAAAGAGCCAGGTGGATCCGATGCCCGTTTCATGGGCGGCGTGATCTGGATGGATTTGGATGAGGCAGAGGAGCGCTGGACAAAAGCGGCGGACGCCTTCGCCACGATGATGAACGAGGGCACGCTCTCCGATACCTTTGACGACAAGCCTGCCCATGCCATTTGGGCGGACCCGGTGCGCAAGCGTGTTCGGGTGGTGCAGATGTATTACCAAGAGCGCGGAAAGTGGCACTGGTGCCTGTTCACCAAAAGCACCGAACTGGAAAGCGGCGAAGTCCCCTATGTTGACCAGGATGGCGACTCCGAAAACCCGATGAAGTATGCCAGCGCCTATATCGACCGGGAGAACCGTCGATATGGTGCGGTCCGTGACATGATCAGCCCTCAGGACGAGATCAACAAGCGCCGGTCGAAGCTGCTCCACCAACTCAATATGCGCCAGACCTTGGGCGAGCAGGGCGCCGTTAAAGACATTGTCCGAATGAAAAGCGAGCTGGCCAAGCCCGACGGGCATGTGACCATCAATCCCAATATGCGGTTTGAGCTGGTGCAGAACAATGACCAGATCGCCGGCCAAGCCCAGCTACTTCAAGAGGCCAAAGGCGAGATTGATGGCATGGGGCCAAATGCTGCGCTTGCCGGCCGTGGAACAGAGGACCAGTCAGGCCGCGCCATTGTTGCTCAGCAGCAAGGCGGACTGGTCGAAATCGCCCCGCTTAGAAACCAATTCCTCGCCTTCAAGCGGGAGATTTACCGGGCGATCTGGAATCGAGTTAAACAATACTGGACCGCTGAGAAGTGGATCCGGGTGACTGATGACGAAAACGCCCCGCGCTTTGTTGGCCTCAATGTGCCGGTTACCCGGGGCCAGGTAGAGCTGGCGCAGCTGCAGCAGATGGGTGTGACTGGCGACGCCCTCCAGCGGGCTCAAATGATTGCCCAGTACGCGCCGGAAATGCAGCAGGTTCTGGGCGTTGAGAACAATGTCACTGAGCTGGACGTGGATATCATCATTGAGGCTACGCCGGACACGGTGACCGCTGCTCAAGAGCAATTCGACACCTTGGCGAGGCTGGCAGAGGGCGGCGTACCTATTCCGCCAAACGTCTTGATTGAAGCTGCCCCAGGCCTTCGCAACAAAGAGCGCCTGCTGGAAATGATGAGCGGCGGCGACAATCCCGAAGCCGCGCAAAAGCAACAGGTCGCCGAACAACTGCAGTTTGCGGATGCCGAGGCCGAAGTCAGAAAGAAAAACGCCTCTGCTATGAAGGACGAGGCCACTGCCGCCGAAAAGATGGCGCAGCCTATCTATCAATAACCGTTTCACCGCATCGCTCACCCGTTCATTCGGGAGGGCTTTGCTATGCCTGCCGCCGGGGCTTTCGGGCGTTGAACGTGCCGCCAACGTATGGGCGTTAAGGAGTAATCAATGAGCGACCAAGACACCCCGCAGGAAATCACTGCGGACAGCCTGACAGACATTCTCAACGGGCAAGAGCCTGCCCCTGCCGAGGAACAGACGCCGGAACCACCGGAAGACGAGCCTAAAGCAGAGGAAGAGCAGCCCAAGGGCGAAGAGCCTCCAGCGGAAACGCCAGAGGAAGAGGGTGAGCCGCCAGCACCCGAGGATGAGGACGGCAAGACGGTCCCGCTCAAAGCATTGCATGACGAGCGAAGCAAGCGACAAGACCTTGAGCGTCGCCTTCAGCAACTTGAGCAACAGCGGAACCAACAGCAAGAGCCGGCCAAAGCGCCTGACCCTATCGATGACCCTGAGGGTTATCAGCAGTACCAGGATCAGCGGGCGCTGAACGACCGGATTGAGCTGTCTTTGGAAATCGGCCGCGAAATGCACCAGGACTTCGATGACGTCGCCAAGGCGTTCTACGAAGAGGCCGAGAAAAACCCGCTACTGGCCCAACAAGCGATTCAGAACAAGGCTCCCGGCCTGTTCATGTACCGCGAGGGCCAGAAGATTTTGCGCAATCGGGAGATTGGTGACCCGGAAACCTATGCCGCCCAGAAGGTGGCCGAGGCAACCGGTCCACTTGAAGCCCGAATCAAGGAGCTGGAAGCGAAGCTCGAGAGCGAATCCAAGCGCTCGCAAATTCCCCCATCGCTGGCAGGCGACCGCAGTGTCGGCAGTCGCGGTGCTCCTGAGGAGCCCGTCGATGTGCCCATCAGCGCCCTGCTGAATGAGTAAATTTTAGGAGGCCATCATGGCTGATACCAATGTTGCAACTGGATTAACCGTCCAGCAGTGGGATGCGAAATACTTTCGCACCTACATCCAAGAAAACCCCTTCATGCGCTACATGGGCACCGGGGAAAACTCTATCTTCCAGATCAAGGAAGACCTGAAAACCAAGAAAGGCCAATCGGTCACTTTTTCTCTGGTCAACCGTCTGACCAACGGCGCCGTGCTGGGTAGCAATACCCTGGAAGGCAACGAAGAGGAAATGACCAGCCGCTCCCACAAAGTGGAAGTGGACAAGCGCCGGAATGCCGTGCGTGTTGCGGAGATTGATGAGCAGTTTTCTGCCATTTCTCTGCGCAACGCCGCCAAGCCGACGCTGATGGACTGGTCTATCGAAGACACTCGCGACCAGGTTCTGGACGCGCTGGGCTCTATCAACGGCACCGTCTATGGCTCTGCCTCAGAAGGTGCGAAAGATGCCTGGCTGGCGGATAACGCTGACCGCGTGCTGTTCGGTTCAGTGAAGTCCAACAACTCCGGCAACGACCACAGCGCCTCTCTGGCCAATATCGACAACTCTGCCGATCAGCTGGATACCGGTGCGCTGTCGCTGATGAAGCGTATGGCTCTGGCCGCGTCGCCCAAGATTCGCCCTATTCGCGTGGCGGGCATGAACAAGCGCTTTTTCGTGTGTTTTGTTCACCCCTACGTGATGCGCGATCTGAAGACAGACACCGTCATCACCAGCGCGCAGCGTGATGTGGTTCTGCGCAACCAGAACAACAAGCTTTTCGAAGGTGGTGACGTGGAGTGGGACGGCATTATCGTCCACGAGGTCGATGATATGCCGATTCTCTCGGGTGTTGGCGCGGGCGGCATTGATGTGTCTCCGGTCTACTTCTGCGGCGCCCAGGCTCTGGGTGTGGCGTATGCCAAGCGCTGGAAGTCGGTGCAGGAAACCTTCGACTACGGTGACAAAGTCGGCGTGGCCATTGAGACCATCATGGGCATCGACAAACTGGAGTTTGGTACCGGTGCTGACGATACCACCGATCCGGTAGACCACGGCCTGTTGACTGGCTACTTCGCGGCTGTAGCTGACAGCTAAGCATGGGGCTCTTCGGGGCCCTTTTCTTTTACAGCCTCAGAGGATTTTGACATGGCTGCAGAAACCTTGACTGCTGATCGAGCGCTTGCCGATCAACCTGTTTTTAAACCGCAGGGCTCTGGTGCGCTGGCGGCTGCTTACGGTACCTACGAGATCGGCGCGAACGTAGAGGATGGCGACATCTTCGAAATGTGCCGGGTTCCCGCCGGCGCCGTGTTGTTGGGCGGCTGGTTCTACGGCGATGACCTGGACACCGGCACCGAAACACTGGACATGGATATCGGTTGGGCGGCCAATGGCGGCTCCGGTACCTATGACAGCGCCGACCCTGACGGCCTTGGCAATTTGGGCGTGTTGACTGGCGATGCATTCGCTGCCGGCAACGTTTCTCCGGTTGCAGGCTTGATGTACCCGCTGTCCGGCAAGTTTGCCACTGGCGAACTTCCGTCCTTCACCAAAGAGACCGTCATCCAGATTGAGGCCAACGCCGCGGCAAACGCTGGTGGCACCGGTACCGTCAGCCTGGTGGTTTTCTACGTCGCACCTTAACCCGCAGGGCCCTTCGGGGCCTTCTCTGTCTCACCTATCCATTCAGGAGGCCACATGGCCAAGTTTATTTTCACTGGTGACCCCAAGCAGGGCACCAACCGCAAGGTTCGCCGCGAAGGTCCGGACGACAGCCGTGGCATTGTCGCCTTTGGCATCCAGTTTCCCCGGGGTGAAGAAGTTGATGTGCCCGAGGATCACCCGGCAATCGGCAAGCTGCGTGGTAATAGCCACTTCGAAGAAATTGTCGCGTCTCAGGGCGCAGGCAGTGGCGACCCAGAGCGTGAAGAGCTGGTTGCCCGAGCGAAAGAACTCGGCTTGAAGCCCGGCAACAAGGGCGTCGAGAAGCTCAAGGAAGAGATCGCAGAAGCTGAGAAATCTCAGGGCGCAGGCAGTGGCGAGTAAGAACGACCTCGCCTTAGCGGTGCTTGAGGATTTGGGTGTGGTGGCGGCCGGGGAGAACCCGACCAACGCCGATGCCCAGCTTGTCATTCGCCGCTACAACGCCCTGCACGAGATGCTGGTGGAGAAGGAACTCGCTTATTGGGAGTCTGCGGCATCGGCAGCGAGCGACACCATTCCGCAAAGCGTGAAAGGGCCGCTGACCGTCGTCCTTGCAAACCAGTGCGCCAAGGCCTTTGGCAAACCACGGGACTATGCCGAGGAAACTATTGGCATGAATCAGCTAAGCGCCGTTTGCCAGCGGGAGCGCTCTCAACTTCCCACTGAGTCGCTGTATTTCTGATGCAACCCTTGCCAATCATCACACCTGGCTACCAGTCGCGTAGCCTGAACGCTGACGCCCAGCGGATGATCAATTGGATACCGGAGAGCAGCGACGGCGGGAAGACCCTGGCCATGCTGTTGCCGACTCCGGGCCTTGAGCTTGATGTGAATTTGGGTGACGGGCCGATTCGCGGAATTTTCAGCTTTATGGGTGCCCGCATCACGGTATCGGGGAGTAAGGTTTTCTCTGGCTCCACTGAGATCGGCACGCTAACGACTTCCACCGGGCCGGTGCGAGCGGCGCAGAACACCGAGTCACTGGTGATTGTGGATGGGGCCCTGGCCTATGGCTGGGACGGCTCCTCGTGGACCAGCCTGCCGGATATCGGCACCGCCACCCATATCGGCTTTGTCGACCAATACCTGGTGTTCAATGATCCGTCGGTAAACGGCGCCTTCCGGCATACCAACCTGGTGTCGGTTACCGTCGACCCTTTGGATGTGGCCACGGCAGAGGGTTCGCCGGATGCCCTGGAAGCCGTTATCGTCGATCACCGTCAGGTTTGGTTGATCGGCACTGAATCGACGGAGGTCTTCCACAACTTCGGCGACCCGGATCAGGTATTTCAACGCATCGAAGGCTCATTCATTGAGATGGGGTGTGCGGCCAAGTATTCGGCGGTGAAGGCCGACAACGCGGTGGGGTGGTTAAGCCGGAATGCCTACGGCCAAGGCCAGTTTGTGCTTTGCCGGGGATACACCCCGCAGATTGTCTCAACACGGGCGATTGAATACCTCTGGGCACAGTATTCGCGGATTGACGATTGCAATGCCTGGTCCTACATCGAGGACGGCCATACCTATGTCGTCCTGAATTTCCCGACTGCTGAAGCGACTTGGGTGTTTGACCTGGCAACTGGCCTTTGGCATGAGCGAGCCAGTTATCAGCTTGGCCGACACATTGCTAATTGCCACTGTTTCCACGGCGGCGCCCACTATGTCGGCGATTACCGCAGCGGGAAGGTCTACCAGCAAAGTACGTTATTGAACGACGACGATGGCGAGACCGTGATTCGCACCCGCACCTTCCCGTATTTGTCATCCAACCGGGCTAGGGCCTTCATGGGCGTGTTTGAGCTGGAATTTGAAACCGGCCTTGCGGGCGCGACCCAGGCACAGCCGCAGGCCATGCTGAGCTGGTCCGACGACAATGGCCGGACATTCTCGACAGAGCTTTGGCGGGGTATGGGCGAGCAGGGCAACTACACCAAACGGCTTCGCTGGAACCGGTTGGGCTCATTTCGCAATCGAATTTTCAAAGTTGCTGTTTCTGATACTGTTCGCACCACCGTATTGGCCGCCTATGGGGATGTAACCGTTGGCAGCCACTAGAACGATTGATCTGCCTCGGCCTCCGCTGGAAGAACCGCCGATAAAAGGTGGCCGCTGGTCTATTGCCTGGCACATGTACTTCCAGCGGCTGGCTATCACGATCAGTGGACTACAGGGCGAGCCGCCGCCGTCTGGTATCGGCTCAGAGTTGTCGGGGTTCGATGAGCTAGCTGGGTTGATTGCAGCCTCGATGGCGCAAGTTCCGCCCAGCAGCGAGGAAGCCGTGCCACCAAGCCCGGCTCCGGTACCCAATACCGACGACTTTGCCCTATCCCTAGTGCCAACCGGGGTAATCCTCCCATTCGGTGGCAGTGCCGCTCCGGATGGCTACCTCCTCTGTGACGGCTCAGCACGAAGCCGAACGGAATATGCCGCGCTGTTTGCAGTCATTGGAACCGCGTTTGGCGCAGGGGATGGATCGACTACGTTCAACGTTCCAAACGCTGACGAGGCCGTTCTGGGTGGGTTCGCATTGGGTTCCATTGTTGGCGCAAACGAGGTTGATATCTCCCACTCTCATGGAGTCGGCACCTTATCCACCGCTTCTGATGGCTCCCACGATCACGGCGGGGCCACCGGTGCGGCTGGCTCGACAACGATCATGGGCGGGGTGGGCGCGAGTGTAGCGCCTGAGCTACACACTCACTCGATCAGCTCAGACGGCAGCCACACCCACAGTATTTCAGGCTCCACCGCCTCGGGTGGTGACACAACTCACGACAACCGGCCCAAGACGCTGGGCGTGAACTCCATCATAAAGGTTTGATATGGCCACCTATACCGAAAAGCAGATCGTCGACGGTGATTTCATCTCGGATTCTGCCGCAGCTATTTTCACTGCTACAGCAAAGACCCGGGTATCGGCGTTTTCCATCACCAACACCGACACATCGGCAATCACCATCTCGCTTTACGTGGTGCCGGACGGGGCAACGCTGGGGCCTGAGCACTTACTGGCAAAGGACTTGGTTATCGGTGCTGGCCTCACCAAAATTCCGCACCAGATTTTAAACCAGATTGTTCCGGCTGCCGGGACCATTCAGGCCATTGCGTCCACCGCGGACAAAGCGGCCGTGATTGCCTCGGGATTTGAGATCACATGAGGCTGACGACTGACCGAGCCGAAATCATGGCCGTGTTGGGGCATCCGGATATTTGGCCCTGTGTGGCGCCAGAGTCGGTTGCTCCTGATGATTTCGAGCCGCCCCTTCACGATCACTACTACCTGGTAGCCGGTGACCAACCAGAGGCGCTGGTGATTCATCACTGGACCGATGGCGATACGCTGAAAACTCACCATCAGGTGCTGCCACAACACCGGGAAAGAGCGATGGAACACAGTCTCTCTGCTCTGGCCTGGGCATTCGATAACACCGCTGTGGAGCGGATTATTTGCAGCATTCCTCACCGATTCCCTAATGTGCTGGCCCATGCCAAAAAGGCAGGCTTCACCGTGACCCACGATGATGGCGAGCAGCACTGGCTAAAACTGGAGCGTTCCCAATGGGCTTCGTAAGAGACACTGTTGATTCAATTACCGGCCGAGGAAGTCGAGACGCAGCGCGAGATGCCAGTAACGCTCAGGTCGAGGCAACAAAATACGGCGCCGATATTTCGAAGCAGATGTTCGACCAATCTCGGCAGGACTTGGCTCCTTCCAGAGCAGTTGGCAATAACGCGCTATTCACGCTGGCCTCTGCCATGGGTATCAGTCCGACACTTGATCAGCTTGGGCAAACCTACGGCCTGGATGCCGACCAGATGGCAATGCTGAAGGGTGACGCCTCCGCTATCACTGATTCAACGGTGTCCGGCGTTCGCACCCTATACGACAGCGCCAGCACAGCGACACCAGAAACCCTGCTGACTTCAGATCCCGGCTATCAATTCCGTATGGATCAGGGGCAAAAGGCAATTGAGCGCAGCGCGGCAGCTCGTGGTGGCTTGTTCTCAGGGGGAACCGGCAAGGCGCTACAGCAATACTCCCAAGGCCTCGCGTCGCAAGAATACGGGAATGCCTTTAACCGATTGGCGTCTCTCGCTGGGATCGGACAATCGGCAAACTCTCAACAGGTTGCGCTGAATCAAAATCAGGGTGCTACCTTGGCCGACCTGGCGGGGCAGGGCGGGAATGCTCGGGCATCAGGTTATATCGGCGCTCAGAATGCACTTAATCAAGGCACCGGCAACCTCATCAAACTAGGCACCATGATCGCCGGAGGCTTTTAATCTATGACTATTGATCCACGAATTGCCCTGGGCGGCCAAACGCTCGACGTTGGTCGAGCTGTGGGCCAGGGGTTGCAGAATGCAGCCGGTATTCAACAACTGCGTGCCGACAAGCTGATGGGCTTGGCCATGGGCGGCGACCAAGATGCTCTCGAACGGCTCAAATCTGTGAGCGGCACGAAGTACGCTCAAGCCAAGAGAGCGTTTGCTGACTTGAATGCAGCCGAACAGGAAGCATCCCTGAAAAGCTACGCCGGGGACATTGTCACCCTCGGAGGAATGCTGCAAAGCGGCGACCGTGAAGGCGCCCTGAACCTGCTGGAGCAGCGATATCAGAATCTTGAAAGTAGCAACCGAGATAGCTCCCACACATTGCGCGGGTTGCAGTTGGCCCGGGAGGGTAAATGGGACGATCTTGGCCGGGTGGTATCAACGGAGCGGGATGGGCTGATTCAGCGGGGGTATTTGGAACCTTTGCCGCAGGACAAGTCAGCCGCACCGACTGAGCTGCAAAAGCTGATCCAAGCTCGCGATGCACTGGACCCCAACGATCCTAACCGGCAGGCCTACGACGCCCGCATCAATAAAATATCGCAGCCGTCTGGCGGGCAATCGTTCAGCTACACCGCCCCAGACGGCTCCATGGTGTCGTTCGGTTCTGGCGCGGCAGCCAGTGAACTGCAAAAGCCCAATGCGCGCGAGGTAGAGGAACGCATTATTTCCAATGGCGAGTCACTGGCTCGATTGAAAACGATCAAAGACAACTATAATCGCGACTTCCTGACCTACCAAGGACGCTTCAACAACATCAAGAACGCGATTAAATCAAAGGCTGGGATGAATCTATCCGACGAAGATCGGGCACTACTGCGTCAGCGGCGTCGATTCACTCAGGGTGTTAATACCGAGTTCAACGCATACCGGAAGTTGATTACAGGTGCGGCGGCAGCGGTCCAAGAGCTTGAAAGCCTGAAAAAGGCCATGATCAGCGAGGACTTATCGCCGGACGAATTTGAAGCGGCGTTCGATGAATACTCAAGCGAGCTGGGGCGATCTATCCGCATTCGCAACCGCTTGCTACGTGAGGGGTTAAGACCGGGTACCAGCCAATTTGGTGACAGTCTTGACCAACTGTATATCAGTGGTGCCGACGACGACTTTGAAACCCGGGGTGACGAACTGGAAGCGCAGGGTGCATCGCCAGAAGAGATCGTCGATATTCTGGAGCAAGAGGGGTATTTGGAGTGAGTGGCGAATGGCGCGAAAAGTTGGCCGAGCGCCAAGTTGCAAAAGCGACCCAGCCAGATCCAGCTTCTGGCGGTTGGCGTGACGTGGTCAATGCGCGGGCAATTAAGGCTGCAGAGAACCCGAAACCCCGCCAGCCTCGCTGGTACGACGCCCCTCGGGCGGCACTGAAGGGCCTCACCCTGGGAACCTCTGACGAAATTGGCGCAGGCATAGCAGCAGGCATGGCCAAGCTGACTGGTGACGACCGACCAGTGAGCGATATTTACAGCGATATCCACCAGGCTATCGGTCAGGAAGATAAGCAATACAGCGAAGAGAACCCTATCAAAAGCGGCGCGGCAGAGCTGGGTGGTGCATTACTTGCCGGTGGCGTGTCTGGCGCGAAAGTGCTGGCCACCCAAGCAGCCAAGAAGGTGCCCACATGGCTGAGTGCGGCAGGCCTTGGTTTTGCAGAGGGCGGCATTTACGGCGGTGCTGCCGCTGATCCGGGGGAGCGCATGAAAGGGGCTGCAATTGGGGCCACTATTGGCGCAGTGGCTGCACCAGTGGGCGGCGCTATCGTCAACAAAGGCGCTGATCTTGTCGGCCGTGGCGCCAAGGTAGTTGGCCGCAAGATTTCCGAAACCCCGGAAGGCACTGCACGCCGAGTGCTGCGTGATGTGGGAGAGTCCACAGGTTTTACACCGGACGAACTGGCCGCGCGTTATGAATCGCTGGGGCCCGAAGGCCGGGTGCTTGATATCGATGAATCAATGCGGTCCGCCGGTCGTGCCATAGGCGACCAGCTTGGCCCAGCCAAACGCCAAATGCGTGACGCCATGGAGTCGCGCCAGCTTGGACAAGTAGACCGACTCGCACAGAAAATCCAGCAAACCACCGGCACCCAATCGGCTGAATTTGCGGACTCCGTTGCCGCTATCGCTGCACGCAGAGCAGAACAAGCCGGCCCCCTGTACCAGAACGCCTTCAACACCACCGAACCCAGTGAGGCCATGCTGGAGCTAGCAAAACGTCCTTCACTGAAGGCAGCCTTGAAAAAGGGGCAGCGACTGGCCGCTGATGCTGGTGAAGATGTATCAGAGGTGTCATTCAAGCAATTCCACTTCGCC